CTGATGGCTAAGCGATGCAACTACACCAAAACGAAGCAGTGCGTACCACAGTTCCCAAGCTAAACGCCAGGAAGTCGTAGCCGCTTGATATGTTACTCTTCCATCACTATGAGAATCTTTACTACCATCGCCTTCCCAATATCCTTGCAGCAAAGCCATTAAACGAGTGTCATCCAGTGCCAAATACCAGGGAGGTAGGTGCTTGCTGTAAGCATCAGATCCAAACCACTGTAGAAAAGTTTTATCGCATCCATTACCAGCCCGCGCATGTCCACGACCCTTGCTAATACTTACCCTGCAACTGGTCTGTTGGTGAGAAACATGCACACTAGGCCAGTAACGTCTAGCTATAGCGGCCAGCTTTTCAATCGTTTCGCCTCCGTCCTTACCAAGATGAATCCGAACCTGTCCGCCGTAGCAGTACCCCTCAGCAACATACCACCCTAAGAGGTAGAAGAAATCAATATCCTTGTTTTTCAAATCTTCAGGAAGACTGCCTTCAACGCCCAGTTTTGGTAGAACGAGCGCATCACCGGGTTTGATAGCTTGAATTTCAAGGAACTCAGATAAGTACGGTAAATGCCGCTTTCGTGGTGTACGGCGGCGTTCTGATTTGGGCGTAAGCTTCTGATAATGCCACTCTGCCTGTTTCTTACGTCGCCACAAGGAGGAGAAATCTTTAATTACCTCGAAGCGATGTCTAGGAGTCGCATAGATTGGGGGAATACAGGCAGCTTTTATTTTTATTAATTCATCGGCTTCCATGCTTTTAGTCGCTACAACAACACGATCTTTACTAAGACAAAGGCCCTCTGTTATGTCTTCAATCGGAAGTACAGAGCCGTTAACAAATATCGGAGTTCCGGGCGGCAAACACCACTCATCCGTAGCCCCGTCCAGCTCGTACTTCCCGCTGGCCGTCTTTGCCACAAGCCCCTCTGAGCGGTCCTGGTTGAATGCCCATCTAGCAGCAACTTTAAGCTCTTGCAAATTATCGCACCACTTAATCTGCGTAATAGCAAAGTTTTCCTTACCTTTCAGGTATTTGCTATAAAACTGTTTGCTATAAAACTGTTCCAGTTTCTCCCTGCGCTCTTTAAAAGGTTTTTCATGCAAATCTTCGTCCCAGTACGGCAAGTCGAAGGCCGTTATCACCGGCGTTTCATTTTGTTTGATGTCCGGCTTGTCAGCATTGAAAGTCATCAGATCAGGCCGTGGCACACGTTTGCCGTCACGTAGCATTCCCAAATCACAGTCTAAAATAAAATTAGCGTCTATTTTTTCCAGCACAGCTTTTAAGTCCGGGAATTTGTGCAGCTGGTCTTTTCCAAGCTGGCCTTCAAACCAAAGTTCAACGCGAGAACCGTCTTTCTGAACTAGAGAGCGAAAGCCGTTTTCCTTGGCTTCTACATCGAACGGGACTTTGTCTTTGCCCCATTTCTCCCAAAGCTCATTGACTGTATATAGCTCCGTATATAGCGCAACTTGGGGCTTCGGCGGAGTAAACTTCTCGAACGGTTCCAGTCCCGCTTTGCTCACCGTTTCCGGCTTGCGCAGCACGCCCCGGACGTACACCAGGTCTGCATTCTGAATTTCCTCCAGTTTCTCAACTTCGAACTTCGGCCTGCCTTCTAGCAGGTCGTCCTGTGTCCAGAAGGCAAAAGCAGACTTATTCCAAAAGCTGTTGTGGCCGGGGTGGTTGAATGCTCCCTCGCCCTTCGTGCTCGGTACTTCAAACACAAACCTGCCGCCTGGCTTCAATACTCGCCAGATCTCGGCCATGATTTTCTCTTTGTCCGATAAGTGTTCCAGCACATGGTTTGCGCGTATCTCATCAGCACTGTTGTCTGGATAGGGGATGCCCTGTTCTAGGTCGTGGACCCCGTCTACCTGCGGGCCAGGTTCTTTATCGATCCCCGTATAGCCTTCAGGTTTAGCGTCGCCACAGCCTAGGTCGAGTTTGAGGCTTTCTGCTTTCACTACCTCTCGCTTAAACTCGGCCTTACGTCTCAGCACCAGATCCCAGATAGGCAAGTAGTCCCCATGTGGCCCAGTGGGTCCGTCGATAAAATGGAGCAGTCCCTTTTTCTCCGAGTCGAGAACCTTCCGCACCGGCAGCCACACGTTCTGTGCCTGCACCAGAAAGTTGTCCCCGCTCTCGTCCCGGTCAGCACGAAACAGCACATCTATGTCTTCGGGCTTCTCCTTGTCGGTAGCTGCAGAACCCACCACGCAGACGAAGTTGGGCACAACAACTACTTCGTCCGGAAGCTCTGCCAGCTTCGTCTCTAGGCTCTGAGTTTTCTTCACATCCCGGAGTTTCTTCGCTTCCTGTACAAGCTCGCTGTTCTCGTCGTAACTAAAGCCGCGGCGGTCGAATTCGTCCATTACGAATAGAGAAGCGTTTACTATGTCCTCGGTCGGTTCCTTGCGTCTCTTGGCCGCACTGTACCACTGGTGGAGGCGTCTCCACGCACTCAGTACTTCCTTGTCCGGCGCGTCCTTCAACTTATCAGGCCGCATCTCGGCCAGGGCCATTTTCTCCAAGAAAGAAGGCTCCTCCGGCTCGCGCCAGCGGGCTTTGCCACCTGCAACTGGCATAGCGGCTTTATGTAAATCACGTATTAGCCAGTCAGGGAGATACTGTTTGGCTTTTTCAAAAAGTGTTTCGAGATATTCTTTGCTTGGCATTAGTTACACCTTCCTAAGGCTAAACCAGCTTAAATCGCCGTACTTTATTGCTAAAAATTGACTGGGGTACTAGGATACTAAAAGTAGTTTTCTATTCATCGGTTCACCTGAATAAGATTCAACCTGTCGCCTGGAATATTCCATGATCAATCCCCCAACCGACCCAGCCTTCTCTTTTATTCCGGGCGAATAGTTCAATATAAGGGCCATCATACATTGCTTCTATAATGCTGTAAACTTCATCAGGCTTCCGGGAATGTTCGCGTCGTGGAGCATTTATAACTGAAGAACGAACACCTTCTTGTTTTGGTAATAAGGAACCCCTTACAGCAACAAAAAGTAACTCATGTTGACCGTAACAATAAAATCCTCCAGTGTGTCGATTTTTTACCCAGACAAAATTAGTTTTATACTCAAATCCCCACGCCTTGCAGACCCTTAACGCATCCTCAAGGAGAGGGTTAGTGGCCCACAAAAAAAGGACCGCGTTTTCATCCGCTAAGTCCTTGATTGGGAGACTGTATATTTCCTCTGTCGGCATTGTCGGGTACTGGTTTTCTGCCGAGGTTGTGAAACCCGAATTACTGTACTGCCAGGGCGGGTCAGCGTAAATCACTCGGTACTTACCTTGGGGCGGTGGCAAGCTTTTTGCTCTTTCTCTTCGCAGATTAATACTAGCAATTTCTGTATGTGCTGCAACCCTAGCTGCAATCCTAGCAGTTTTGCCTTCCGCTTCCTCCATTTCTCGCAATACAACTTTCTGCTTATGCGGTTCCAATTCTGCTATTTCGATCACTTCCTGCCTGGTCACGTCTATTTCACGGTTAAGTATCTTCTCCTTCGCTTCTTCGCCAACTGCTTCTGCTATTTTATCGATAGCACAGGCAAAGGTAGCGGCACGGCGAACGGTAGGAGGGCTTATTTTGTATTCTTCAGCTATAGTTTCAGAGGTCCTTTCTGAAGAAATGTGATCAATTTGATCACATTTTTCTGGCCTTCCTACCTCTTTCTTCCTTTCTTCATACTCCTTCCCTACCAGGTAGGCAAACTTCTCCGGGGTTAGGTTGCGGCGGCCAAGTTGATTTTTAATAATCCAGGCTTTTACCGCCTGCCTGTCAGGGAACTCTTTTTCAGTAACCCTGAATGGAATATTGTGCTTTGTACAAATTTCATACCGGTTATGGCCGTCTACAAGGCTCCCTTCCCCTTTCCAAACTATAAGCGCATCGCGGCAGCCTTCAGCAAGTATACTTGCTTCTAAGTGCTTTCTCTCATCCTTTGTCAGCGGTACAAGAAGGCTGCTAAACTCTTTGTCGATCTTCATGAACTAATCATCCTCCCTTATGATTTTTCTCCCAATAAAAAAAACCGCCTTGGCAGGAAGACGGGAGAGAATACCTTCCTTTTCGCTGTGCACTAGCTAGCCAAAGCGGTATCCAGTTGTCCTACACCTTGCGTTCTACAAGCCCCTCTGTGCAGCGGCAGCGGGGGTGAAGTGGGGGGCCTTCAATTCCACCTTCATAAGTCTCATTTATCGACGCCCGCTTGCCATCCATCGCAAGGCAGCGGTCGCATAGTCTGTCATCTGGAGTAACTATCCACTCTCTTTCAACTTCCGCCTCGTCAAGCAGGCCTTCTTCTACTGCCTGTCGCCAGGCTTCCTGTTGTCCCTCATTGGAAGCCATCATGGTTTCTGTACGTGCAACAGTCTCCGCCCTATCCCGCAATAACCTTTTTGCATAAGCCTCTGCCTGCTTATTGGCCTTGACTCTGCTAACTCCATCCTCAATCAACCTTCGCCTAAAGTTCTCAACTGCCTGGCTCTGCCGTTCCGTCAGCCCTATGTGCTGGATTATCTTCTTCGCCTGCTGGTACGGATGCCCGCCTTCTTCAAACGCCCGCCTGATTATCGTCCGGATCGCCTGGCGGCTTTCTTCTGTAACCTGCGTGATCAGTTCGCCCGTGTGATGGTTTATAAATTCAACCGCCCTGGGGTTAAGCAGGTCAAAACGAAGTTCCGCTTTCAGTTTTTCGCCCAGCCTCCGGGCGGTGGCTTTCCCCACCTCATCTACTATTCCCTGGAATATTTCTTTCACTATGCCTAGCCCCGCGCCGAACACAGCCCAGTCAATCATGTTTTCTACACTAGCCAGGTCGTTATTTTCCAACGCCTCCGCCATTCTGGAAACAATAACCTCCGCTTGGGTCGCTGCTACCGCCATCAAGAAAGCCTTTTTTGTTCTGTCCAGCTTGCTGTCAGCCACCCTGTGCAGCAGCTTCCACTCCGGGTCTTTCGGGTCGACAGCTTTCAGGATGCGCTGCTTTGGTAGCCTTGAAATGAACATTATTCTTCCTCCATCCCCTCGCTTGGCAGGTTCGCAACTTCGAGTAGATATTTCTCAAGCTCCTTATTCGGGAACAAAGGCATGCCTGCCCCGCTGAGCCGTTGTATAAATTCTCCAAGTTCGCTTAATTCTACGCATGGGTATTGAGCACGTCCTCGATCTCGTCCAAAAAAGCGCCGATTGCCACAGCGAACAGGTGTGTCTTAGAGCTGGCTAGCGCGAAAGAACCTACCTTCTGCGTCCCTAGCATGATGAAGTCCGCCATAGCCGTCTGCGCTATCTGCGTATTGTAACGTTGAATAATTGTACTGGTGTCGAACTGCCGCCTGCCCCCAGTGGAGAGGAGCTGAATATCATACAACTTGTTTCCCCTTTCATCGTAGAGCAGCGGCATAACCACGCCTTCTTGCTGGTCGCGACGGATTTTGGTCACTAGGTCTTTAAATTTTTGCAGGGCTGTTCTTTCTTCATTCGTTTGTGGACTAGCCACATTTGGCGGCACCCATACCACGGGCAATCCGGCCAGGTCGCGCTCGACGCCGATACCTTCGATAGTTTCGACGTTCTTTTTGAAATAGAAGGGCTTATAGCAATTCCTGAGCATGCTTCTGCCTTCCGGCGACCCTTTTGTCGCCTCCGTCCTAAAAAGCAGCGATTTTTCTATCGGGATTTCCCTGATTTTGTAATCCGGCGGCGCGCTTTGCCGCATAGCTTGTATGCCACCTTCTTCATCGAAAACCCACTCGACCAGCGTCTCCTGCGCCCGTATGGGGAGTTTGCGCCAGCCTATGCGACCATCGGTGTATTTGCTCCGTTTCGTAGGATCACGGCTGTCACCCATGCGTCGCTTGTACACTATCTCGTGGTAACTAAATCCGAAAACCAGCATAGACAGAATTTCGCTGATTGTGTCCTGCCAGGACATAGACATATCGTAAAGACAGCTTTCTAAGAACGCTGCCGCTTCCCTGTCAGCATTACTGCTACCTGCCGCTTCTACTCGCCATGCAACCTGGCGACAGAGCATTTTTATTGCGAAGAGAATAGCACCGATGATCGGATCGTTGTCCCGCATCTCTTTGTAGACCCGAATGGCCTTGGTCCCCTGGAGCTCAGGCAGCCATTCCTCGGCGATATAGCCCCCCCAGCGGCTTAAACCAGTACTGCCTAATTCGATAAGTGGATTAAATTTTGCCTCTGCCAAATCTTATCGCCTCCAGATGCTTTCGCCGTCAATGCCAACGGGAGCAAGAATGGGAACTCGCCTTGCGTCCCTTGTAGCCCAGAAAGAGTAAATAGCATAGCGCATAGCGTCCATGCCATGGTCGTTCAACTTAACAGGGGCCTCTTTTGCACCTTTATCGCCCTTTTGCTTCGGATACTGGTACCTCTGAATCTCTTCCAGGGTGCAGGTTGGCTTCTTAGCTTCCACCAGGGCCGGGTCCCGCTCGACTAAGGCACTTCGGACAAAATAAAGGCCGGGTTTATCCCGATCATCGAGTTGAAGCTTTTTATAGACCGCCTGAATGCCCGGACTTATGTCTTTAGCAGCCGCCACCGTAGGCACCCCGTGAGCTTCCAGGGTTGCCCGGTCCTCAGCATCATGGTCAGCATAGGTAGCCAAATAATGCTCCCCTTGACTTAGTTGCTCAATATCCCTGGCGTGATCTTCGACCAGGCGGCGGCTGTAGTAAATTTCCCGGTAGAGATACCATTCATTATCCGGGCTGATGGCCCACCACTGGCAGACGAACGGGTTGGAATAGCCAAAGTCGATACTCCGCACCTTTGGCCATCCTCGCCAGCCCTCCGGCATGGCGTCTACTACGTGAATCAGCGGATCAAAGCAATCGTAAACCAGGCCTTCAAAGTCTACCCACTTGCCAAGAACGAATCGATCTCTATAGCGTCCCGCAAGGGTCTGAACTCTTGCCACGTAGTCCAATGGCAGATACGGATTTTCCAAAGCATTGCTTTCGATTACTTCAGTTACCGACTGGCCGCCAGGCAACTTCGGCCGCTCGATGTAAAATCGCTGGTAGCACCAATGCCCCCGGTGAGCCGGGTTTGTGGCCGCAAAAAGCTGGTGAAACGGGACCGTACCAAACCGAATACGACCGCCCAACATAAGCCAATCATCTTCGGTAAGCTCTATTACCTCATCAACCCCACAGGCACCTAGACTAAGGGATTGGATCTTGAGCGGGTCATCCAGGCCGAAGAAGTATATTTGGCTGCCATTTCTGAGGGTCAATAAATGATCCGTTTTGTTCCAACGCTTGATGTGATCTGGCGGACAAACTTCCTGGAAAAAGGTCCGCATCGTGGTCTGCTTAAGGGCGTTGAATGTTTTCCTGCAAATGCCTACAAAGTTTTTTGGATAACGAAGGCATAAAAAAAGAGCTTTTTCACAAAGAACCCGGCTCTTACCCGCGCCCCAGGCACCTGAGTACAAGAGTTCTGGAGTCGTCGATCCCATAAAGCGGCGCTGCCCCGGCAGACATTCCAGCTTGCTAACCTTCTGGGTAGGCATCGGCGTCAAAGTCATAGAGTTTTAAAGTTATTTCGTTTTCACCAGCACCAGCGCCGCTGTATTTCAGTTTTGTATCAATGGTCTGGCGGAGCTCTTTAGCCACAGCCAATTTCTCGCTAGTCTCCATGCTTTTGGCTTTAAACCAGCTCAGTTCCTGGGCAATCAATTCGTCTAAAATATCCAGGTCGCGCGGCACCGTGGCTTTGATCTTTTCCTGCACCAGTGCTTTTGTCTGCTCAGCGCGTTCTTGGCGCATGTCTCTGATATACCGGGCTACAGCAGCATGGCTTATTTCTAATCCGTACTCCTGTTTCAAATACTCAGCGATTTGCCGACTGGTCTTAGTGGTCGCCAATTCCAGGACCACCTCAGATAAGCCATTTTGGTCTATTTTATTCGGCTTGGCCACCAGGACCACCTTCTTTTCTTTTTTTTGTAACGTTTTGGTTCGGTATGTAAATGTTCATATAACATTCCAAAATTAAAAGCCGTCTTCCCGGACGGCTCCTGATAGCATTATAGCATACTTGACAGACTTTAAACTTGCAGAAAACTCTTACCAATATCTGGCACATCAAACCCCGTCTCAATAAGTGTAGAACAATGCGCGGGACGCTTCTTCCTCTCTTCTCTATCATCAAACAAAAATACCGGCCATTTCAGGCCGGTTAAATTTTCCTAGCACAGAGGTATTGAACAGTAGTGGCGATAGAACGATGCCCGGCAATTTCCTGCACTTTCTGAAGAGCTACGCCATCTTCGATCATTTCGATCAAGCAGCAATGCCGCAATGTGTGGCAGGACGGAGTTTTCTTTTCTTTCCCGTTTCGGATATAAATCCCGGACTGTTTAGCGTAACGGGGTACAACTTTTTTGAAAAATCTTGGCAATACCGGTGTTCCTTTTGTAAGCCACTTATTACACCATTCCAGCAGTTCCGGGTCCATCGGCACAACCCTGTCTTTGTCACCTTTACCGGACCGGACGAAAATAAACCCTTTCTCTAGGTCAACGTCGTCCACGGTGAGGTTGCACACCTCCGACACCCGTAGCGCGGCACGGTACATAAAGAGCATGGCAACTTTATCCCGCAGGCCGCAAAATGTGCTCGTGTCCGGGGTGTTGAGCAGTTTTGCAGCGTCTTGGCGGGACAGGACTTTGGGTAACTTAAAGCCACGTCCGTTTTGATTGAATATAAAAACCACTCCTATTCTACCAGCCTAATAGTGACTGGTATTTTTTCTTTATCCCCGCTGCCGCCTTGCAGTAGTCTGCCGGGAGCTGATCCCGGCAGACCAAAATTAGAAAGGGGTCTTTCCTATTTTACCAGCGCCCATGGCAGTTCCCCCAGCGCTTCGTTTACGGAGGGGAGATACTTTTCGATGATCGTCGCCGTTTCTTCGGCGGTGATTTTCTCCAGGTTAGCAGTAATCACCGGCGGCTGGCTGACAGAGTAGTACCACTGGCCCTCGTTATGCTTCAGGCATACGCGGGCCGTTTTTCTCTGCCCAGTGAAGAAAGTATTTTCTACCTGGAATTCAAGGTATGCCGGGCCATCATAGGGTTTTAGTTTCTCGATATTTTCAACAAAATACCGAACATTTTCCTTTACGAGTTTCATTTTTCCTCCTTTTCGCCTGCCATTTCCCCCGGCAGGCTGGGGAAGATTTATTGTGCCGGGGTTACGGCCCCAGCGAGCCTGGGGCTTATGCCTCCTCCTTCTCCCAGTCCCAATGGGAAGAATATTTTGCTTCGACATAGCTATCTGGTTCTTCTACAACCGCATCAACAGTAATGTGATTGTACGAATAGATAGCTATGTCGTAGGTGATTCCACCCAGTTCACACCCATCACTAACACGCACTTTGATGGGCTGGGTATTTTCGACCCCTGGGAACTCCCTGAATGGTTTGCACATTCTAAGAAGAATGTAGTTTTCTTCAGAGAGTTCGTCTCTCGTTACGATTGCAACAATCCCACGAGTATCTATAGCTATGTCGAGATACTTGGGTAAATTTTCGTATTTCTGTTCACTCCAGGCATCATGGTGCCCGGAAATTTTCTTAACATGGAAAGAATGTTGCATTTTTTCTCCTCCTTTCAGGTATTTTATTGCAGCGCCTCTAGAAGTTCCTCCACGACTCCCTGAGCTGCTTGGGCTGTAACTTCATCAGGGTCATCCCGATGAAGTCCTACGCAGACTTCTATGTGCGCAGCGATTTCTGCCGCTGTGCCAATCATAGCTCCGTGCTCGGCTTTCGGGTCTCTCAGCATCTCTTGGGAGACCTCGACTTCTTCCTCCCCAGAGAGCTGGCTCCAAATGTAGATGAAATGTTTTTCATCTACTTTCCCGATGATGTATCGGGACTGGAATAGCTCTTCTGAAAGAATGTCGGTTACGACCTCAAATTCGATTGTGTGTTTCATTTTTTTCTCCTTTCTTTTTTGGCTTAGGCTACCTGAGCTAAAGCTTTTTCTGCATCTACTTTTACGATCTGACCGGCTTCAACTGTACAGAAGCGACGGCCCTTCCAGGGCTCATTCACTTCATAAATTTTTCCTTCTTTTAGTTCAAAGCACGTGGTTCCCGTTTTTCCACTGCTGCTCCAGTTTCTTTCAACTGGGGCAAGGAACTTTCTTTCAAATTTATATTTTGGGTGCCGTCCTGCAATTTCTGCCACCCATTCACGACCCCCGCTCGGCTGGTGGTTTATGCGGAGGATAACTGATGATTTTTCTTCTCTCGCCTTTCTCCATGCTTGCCGCAATCCTAGTGCCAGCCTCGCTATATAATCACCTTCCATTTGCCTTGCAAGTTCGTGCGCTCTTTTCATTATCTCCCGTCTCATTTTATTTTTCCTCCCTTTCTTTTTCTTGATTAAATTTTAACATGGCCAAAATCGAAAAGTCAATACCTTTTTAAAAAAAAATAGGTATTTTTTTCGCAAAAAAAAAACCGGTCAACCCGGGAGAACATGTAGCTCTATCCTCGCTGCTCATGTGCCACCATCACAAGCCCAATGACTTTCTCAATACCAACCAAGTTTCTCTGACACTCCATACACAATTCTGGGATTTCTTTCGATTCTTACTATCAATACCACTCAACCTTTCAAACTTGCAGGATTTTTAAAGATAAAA